GTATCTGCAAAGTTTGGGGGAACCATTGTTATTGTGTGAGTTACATCCCTAGCTGCATTCTTTTTGCGAACTTTTGGCTCACGGGATATATCTCTAATCCTTGACTCGTCAAAGTTTAATAACTGGTTCATGCTGGTAAAAGACCTCCTACCCTAGCTGTCAATGGTGCAGGCTGTTTTGTTGTGCCTGTTTTTTCTGTTCTTATTTCGTCAAGCATAGCGTCAAATCGTGCCGCTCCAGAAGTTGTATCACCATCTCCCGCAGCAGAAACAACATCGGCAGGTATTATATACTCACCCGGAGACACCGCTACTCGCTGTTGATCTCCAATTGTGCCGGGAACCATGTCATCCATGCCCCTACCCGGCCCTGATATAACGCCTTCTGTTTGAGAGTTTGGTTGTATCTTTTGAAGAACACTTTCTCTCAACATTTGAAACGCCTCGTTCCCGTACTCATCAATGAACCTGTCTATGATTATGCTTGATTCTTCTTCCTCAAGCCTCCCCATAACAGCCATCATTGTTTGCTCAATTAACGGATCGGCAGAAGGAACTGTTCTTCCTTCCTTCATACCTACATCGTAAACATCAGCGTATTTTATTGGATCATATTCTCTGTCTTCATCAGAGGCGCTAGTATTACTGGTTGCTGACCCATCTCCAGAAAAGAATTCTTCGGTTTGGTTCTTGTATTGCTCTGCAAGGTATCTTTGACGGGCGCGATCTTGAACAACGCCTAGAAAACCTCCGTAGCCTCCACCCTCGCCACCAACAATAGATCCGTCAAATACTTCTGATGGGTCATATGTGCTATCAGCAGGGGCTGGTGTGTCTGTTTTTGGCTTGCCAGCTTCTATTTCTCCGGCTGTCTTTTGCCTAAAATACTCAATCTCTGGCCCAAAACCTGCTCTATAACCTACATCAGCAAGTTCTTTTGCGCTTTTTGTAACCGGCCCTCTAAGCTGCGACTGTCTACCAGCCGCAACTGCTGGCCCAAAATTAATGCTAGAACCAACATCAACGTCGAATCGACCTCCGGGGTACATACGGATAGGAACTTGTCCTCCATTACGCATACCGAGCGTTTGCAAAGCACCTAGTTGACGCTGATATTCTTGAGGGTTTAGAGAGACAATGCCTCCGTTTGCATACTGACTTGGGTCATAAGCAGCGTACTGGCTACCAGCACCACTAACATCCATATTAAAGTCATCGCCAGCATAAGCTAAAGATTCACCAAGCAATCCATAAGCATTGTCTAATTCGGCTTTCTTGTCAGCCTCTCTGTCGCGGTACATTTGCTCGTACCCTTCTTCCATTTCTATCTGGCCTTGCATACCACCGCCAATAGCTACTGGAAGTATAGCTCCTTTACTAAGCAATCCCTTACCTGTTGCGGCTAAGGCGTCTTTACTTGCGAATGGAGCCATAACTTGCTCACCAAAGCCTTTCTCGGCAAACCTTGCTCCTGTTTGAGCAAGATCAACCGTAGACTGACCTGCTTGCTCTGATAGCTGCATCAAAGCATCATTAGTCACTGATGTGGGAATCGCAGTTCCAGCTTTAACTGCTTCTGCCGCTGCAATGTTTTGACCAGCTTCTAAAGCAGAAGTTGCATCAGCCAAGCCTGCCTGTGCTTCTGCAACACCACTGGTAACGTCCTTACCCGCACCTAAGGCAGTTCCAAGACCAAAACTTGTAAGACCAGACGCAAGACCTTTCTTGAGATCGCCAGTCATAGCGGTTGTAGCAAGGCCAGAAGCAATACCACTTGCCAATGCAGAGTTAGCGCCGATAGTGCCTAATATTCCACTTGCCCCCGCCGCTAAGCTACCAGCAGTTGCTCCTGCGCCTAATGCTCCAGCAGCCGCTGTAAATCCCGCAGGGGCAAACATACTGGCTAACATAGGTATAAGGAACGCAAACGCCTCTGGCTGACCTGTAACAGGGTTAGTTGTTAGCCCACCGGGAACCATTGATGACATGGCTTGGACTTCAGCCGGGTTCATGTGAACCATCATGTTATCGCCATACCTGCCGTACTGAGACATTTGCTCAGCTTGAGGTTGTAACGGCGCTGGCTGTAGTTGTCCGTTCATATAATTCATTAGGTTGTCTCCACACCAAATAGGTTAAAACTGACGTTAGCGGCACTTACATAAACTTTCAGCACATCCGACTGAGAAAGGCACATTCCAATCACAACAGTCCTTGTCGTTGTAGCAGCTAAAGATTCATCAAAAAAAAGAAATTGTTTGTCATCGGCTGAAGCGTTAGCAACATGAACGCTGACTCTAAATGTAATTGCAGACCCAGACCTATTGCATATTACCAGCGAGCTAACTGTTGTTTGCGCTAAGTTAGGCACTGTGTACAAAACAGTCGTTGTTGTTGCACTAGGGTCTAGCTGCCCAAGTACTTTTATTGCGTCTGTCACGAAGCACCCATAAGTAGAAACTGAAACCTACGCATAGCCAATGAACCCGTTTTATCGCCCTGACTCTTTGCTAATACAATGTCGTTTTCTATCTGATCTATAGCTAATTCAAGAATTCTTCTTGTCGAAGCCTCTTCTTGCTGATCATAATCAGGTCTAGGTATAGGTAATGGGGTTGTTCTAGTTCCAGACATTAGCGTTTTCCGTCCGTTCTTATATCAAACCTTAGATTACCAAGCCTCCAGCCATATCCAACACCAGTGCTTTCTAGCCTTACAATAGGGCTTCTAGATCTTACTCTAATATGATTTTGCAGTGTTGAAGAAGTTACCGTCGATGATGACAAGGTGCTTGCGTCTTGTAGCGGGAAGTCTTTACCTTTAATCGTCATATCTATTGACGCATCACCCGTTGTCCCACTGAAAGCAAAGTCGGGAATTATTCTTCTGATAAGCATAAACCTTTCGCCGTCATCCATCTCAAGGTCGCCGCTTTCTATAAACGCCGTCATTGCAGACCCGTCATCGTCAAAGCCGTCTTCGTGAGAATACAGGTAGTTTGCGTTAGTGCTTGTAATAATTGAGCTTGCTAATGGGTTGTTTCTTGTGCCTGCTCCACGCCAAGCTCCGCGAACAAGGGTGCCTACACTCCAGAGATTTTCTGCATAGTTAAAGGTTACATAATTAGTAACCTCAGTATCACCAGCGCCTACTGGATAGAACCAAGTTACCTCAGAAAACGCATTGTTTTCCGCAGCAAACACTTTGAACGCCTGATCTACATTTAAATTAGAAAAAACAAACTCTTTAACCGAGCAGGGTAGTGGTTGTACAGACCCGTTGTAGACATAAAACCCACCCTTATCCATGAAGTATATAGACCCTCTAGCGTTAACCGCTGCGTTAGGACTTATCATTGATACATCTGAGCTTATTGTTTGAAACTGAAAAGTAAATGGAGCGCCAATAAACCGCATGGAGTGAACACTCACATCGGTAAATATTATGATTTCTTGCCTGCCCTGAACCGCACCAATGATTTGTGAGCCAGAGTTAATCCTCACACCACCAGCCGTATTTGTTGCTGTTGGCGTCCAGTCAGCAGCGTTTTCTTGATCAGAAAATCTGACAAACAATGGATCAATAGCACTCGACCCTATGGGGTTTGTACCAAAAGCAATAACGTGCTGGTCTATATCACTAACCATTACCTGTAATGCTATTGTCGGCGCATTAGACGCTCCTGAAAGAGAGGTAATATTCACACCCCTGCTTCCAGTTCCAGCCGACTCATCCCAGTAATAAATACCGCCGCCGCGAGGATTAAAAACCAGATCTTCTCCAAAAACATCTTGGCTGAAAAGCCTTAGCTGACCCGCTGAAGAAAGACTACTTACGCTACCAAAGGCGGTTACACCCCATCCTGCTGTACTCCAGCCAGTGCCTGTGGCGAAAGAGTTGGTGCCAGTATTGATCTGATAGGCCGCTACCGTTGAACTGCCGCCGTTCCCTGTGTCGCTTCCGTTAGCAGTTACAGTTACACCGCTAGTGTCCTTCGCTACAATGGTGAACGTGTTGGTTGTAGGCACAGAAGCAACCTGATACTCCTGATTCAAAACCGCTGCAATTATAGTGCCGCCCAATGACGCTGCGTCTGAGAAAGTGACAAAGTCGTTGACCAC